AACCGCACCGCTGATCTCAGCGAGTGGGACCAGGAGATGCTTCACCGCCTCTCCGAAGAGCACGACATCGAACCTTGGTTCAACCAGGAAGACCTCGACGAGCTGCTAAACGTCACCGAGCTCGACCCCGAAGGCGGCAACACCGATCCAGACGAAGTTCCCGACACCCCCACCGATCCAATCACCAAGCCCGGTGACCTCTGGATCCTCGGCAACCACCGCCTGCTCTGTGGTGACAGCACCAACGCTCAACACATGGAGCGCTTGATGGATGGCAAGCAGGCTGACCTCTGGCTCACCGATCCGCCGTACAACGTCAACTACGAAGGGGGCACCGGATTAAAGATCCAGAACGACAACATGGCAGACGGCGACTTCCGCCAGTTCCTCCGCGATGTCTACGCCACCGCTGCCACCGCTCTTCGCCCTGGCGCTGCTTTCTACATCTGGCACGCCGACTCCGAGGGTTACAACTTCCGAGGGGCAGCCCACGACATCGGCTGGCAAATTCGTCAATGCCTGATCTGGGTCAAGTCCTCCCTTGTCATGGGACGGCAGGACTACCAGTGGAAGCACGAACCCTGCCTCTACGGCTGGGTCGAAGGCGCCAGCCACTTCTGGAATTCAGATCGCAAGCAAACCACTCTTCTCGAATTCGACAAGCCCAAGAAGAACGGCGAGCACCCCACAATGAAGCCCGTTGAGCTCTTTCAATACCAGCTCAACAATTCCACCAAGCAGGGCGACATCGTCCTCGACTCTTTCGGTGGCTCCGGCACCACGATGATCGCCGCCGAGCGCATCCACCGCAAAGCTCGCCTCATGGAGCTCGACCCCGCCTACTGCGACGTCATCGTCAAACGCTGGGAAGACTTCACCGGCAAAACCGCTACCTGCCAACCCGCAACCACCGACCTGGTTGATGACGCCGAGCAGATCCCCGTTCCCTTCTGATGGCTGCCAAAGGAACCACAAAACCTGAAACGGAACTGCGGGTCGCTCGCTTCGCCCGCATCATCGCCAACGGCGGTAGACGCTCCGACTGCGTTCGCTACGCTTCCGAAAACTGGGGGGTCACTGAGCGCACCTGCGACAAGTACCTCGAACTCGCAAGGCAGCAGCTCAGAGCCGACTGGGACATCGAGCGACCGCAAATGATCGCTGATTTGCTCTCCCAGTGCTCCACCCTCCAGATGGAAGCGCGCCGCGCTGGGCAGTACCACATCGCGCTCGGTGCCATCAATACCGCTGCCAAGCTGGCGCAGCTCTGCTCATGAGCATCCTCAGCCAATGCGCTGGTGGATCCGTTCTCGCGGAACCCGTCCCCGTTCAATCAGACGTCGACTGGAGTCCCTTCGCCAACGACCTGTTTGGCAGCCTCACTGAACCGCAGCGCGAAGTCTGGGAATCGCCCGAGCGCTTCAAGCTGTTATGCAGCGGGCGCCGCTTTGGCAAGACCTACCTCTGCCTTGCTCGCCTTGTCGCTTGGGCAATCGAAAACCCCGGCAGCCTTTGCTGGTACCTGACCCAAAACTACAAATCCGCGAAGCAGATCGCATGGCGACAACTGCGCGCCATGGTGCCCGGTGAAGTCTTCGTCAAGAAGAACGAATCCGAGCTCAGCGTCGAGCTTGCCAACGGCAGCATCATTGCCCTCAAGGGTGCGGAAAACGCCGACAGCCTGCGCGGCGTCAGCCTTAGCGCCCTGATCATTGACGAGGCTGCCTACGTCAAGCAGGAAGCCTGGGAGATGGTGCTGCGCCCAGCACTCTCTGACCAGGGCGGTCCTGCCTGGTTCATCACCACGCCCGCAGGTTTGAACTGGTTCCATGACCTCTGGGAGCAGGCGCAGGACCAAGACGACTGGCGCACCTTCTCCTACACCACGATTGAAGGCGGCAACGTCTCCTCGGACGAGATCGAGGCAGCACGCCGCACGCTTGACGAGCGCACCTTTCGCCAGGAATACCTCGCCAGCTTCGAGACGCTTGCCGGTCGCGTTTATCCCGACTTCAGCGACGACAACATCTCCGAGGACATCAAGGACACCGGAGGCGAGATCTACTGGGGCACGGACTTCAACGTCGGAATCATGGCGGGCGTCCTTGCAAGCCGCGTAGGCGACACCATGCACATCTGGGACGAGCTAGCCGTCAAGCAGTCCAATACCGATGAGGTCTGCCAGATGCTCAAAGATCGCTTCCCCGATCGGCGCATCGTTGCCTACCCCGATCCAACCGGCAGCGCCCGAAAGACTTCTTCCGCCGGTCGCACCGACCACGACATCATTCGCCGCTACGGCTTCCAGTGCATCAGCCCCAAAGCGCCCTGGGCAGTGAAAGACAAAATCAACGCAACGAACTGGATGATCCGCACCGCCGACGGACATCTGCGGATGTTTATTCACCCGCGTTGCAAGCACACAATCAAGGCACTGAAGAACGTCTGCTTCAAAGAAGGCGCCGACGACTATGTGATCGACAAGTCAGCCGGGATTGAGCACTGGACTGACGGTCTTGGCTACCTGGTGCTTGGAGCCTTCAATCCTTTGTATCAACAGGCTGGCAAACCTACAGGCATTCGGATCTATTAAGACTGCTTCGTACAATGCGGCTAAGCCTGTGGCATTAGTGACGTGTATAGCGGCTTCAATCATTACGACCGCCAGCTAACCGCGCGCGTCGCCAAGGTCAACGATCCCAACGCTGCTTGGCGCAACCAGGAGCCGCACTGGGTTCTGATTGAAGATTTGATCGGCGGCACTTACGAGCTGCGCCGTCGCCATCGTCGGTATCTGCCGCAAGAACCACGAGAACTTGACGAGAGCTACGACAACCGACTCGCGCGTTCCGTCTGCCCGCCTTACTACCAGCGTCTAGAGCGGATGCTGGCGGGCATGTTGACTCGCAAGCCAGTCCGCTTGAACGATGTTTCCGACATCGTGCGCGAGCAGCTTTTTGACGTTGATCTGCAAGGCAACGACCTCAACGTCTGGACCTATGAAGCGTGCCGGAAGATGGTGCGCTACGGGCACATCGGCGTCTTGGTTGATGCGCCGTCTGCTGGCGAGCTTGGGCGCCCTTATTGGGTGACCTATACCCCGCGCGAAATCCTCGGTTGGCGAACCGAGCTGGTCGATGGCGCTCAGAAGCTGATGCAGCTTCGCCTGCTGGAAAAGGTGATCCTGCCTGATGGCGACTACGGCGAGAAAGAAGTCGAGCAGGTACGCGTCCTGACGCCTGGTGCTTTTGAGATCCACCGACTCAACGCCAAAGGCAACTTCGAGGTCGTCGAAAGCGGCACGACGACGATGGATCACATCCCGTTCTCCATCGCCTACTCCAACCGCGTGAACTTCATGGAGTCACGCCCGCCGCTTGAGGACATCGCCAACCTCAACCTCAAGGCGTACCAAGTCCAGAGCGACCTGGACAATCAACTCCACATCTCGGCGGTGCCGATGCTGGCGTTCTACGGCTTCCCGCAATCTGCGGAAGAAGTCAGCGCCGGTCCTGGTGAGGCGATCAGCTTCCCCGCCGAAGGGCGCGCCGAGTACATCGCTCCACCTAGTGATGCCTTCGACTCCCAGTTCCGCCGCCTGGATCAGCTAGCCCAGCAGATCAACGAGCTTGGTTTGTCCGCTGTCCTCGGTCAGAAGCTTTCCGCCGAAACCGCAGAATCCAAGCGCATCGACCGCAGCCAGGGCGACAGCACCATGATGGTCATCGCGCAGAACATGCAAGACCTAATCGACAACTGCCTTGCTCATCACGCCCACTATCTCAATATTCCGGAGACCGGCAGTAGCTTTGTTAATCGTGATTTCTTGGGTAGCCGTCTTGATCCTCAAGAAATCCAAGCCCTCCTCCAGCTCTACACCGCTGGCACCATCACCCAGAAAACGCTTCTCGACCAGCTTTATGAAGGGGAGGTCCTTGGTGATGAGTTCGACGTTGAGGAAGAGCTGGAAGCTACTGATGCTGGTGGTTTCGTTGAGATGGAACAGCCTGCGCCAAGGGCTCAGCAGACAATCCCAGAAGAATCCGAAAACATCGAGCCAGCAGAGCAAATGCCTGCATGATGCCGAGGTAAAGAACAGGCATCAGATGGAAGCCAAGAAGCCGCGTAAGCAGCAGCTTTGCATTATGACAAAGCCGCTAATCGAGCCTGCCTTTGCTGTAATCCGCGTGTCTTGGTACTCCTGCGGGAAAGAGGACAGCGTGGACGAAATACAGCTTGAAGATGGCCGCGACAACGTTGAAGCTGTACTCGAAACCCTAATCAAGAACGCGCTGCAAGCTGGTGCCGATGTTTCTGTGATGACGACGGCTAAGCCCGAGCAGTTCGGGGTAGCGGTATGACCCAGCACACCGAGTTCTACCGCAACGCGATTGACCTCAACCGCTACAGCAACGGCGTAGCTCGGCGCGTTGTCAGGGCGTACAACGACGTGATCATCGACGCCACGGATCGGCTAGCAATGCTCGACCCTGAGTCGATCACTGCTGCCAGGCTCCGGGCAATCCTTGCGCAGCTCAAGGAATCGCTAGACGGCTGGGCTGGCACTAGCACGCTGCTGATGACCGAAGAGCTGCAGGGTTTGGCGATCCTCGAAGCTGACTTCATGGTGGAGCAGCTTGAGAAGATGGTGCCACCAAGCGTGACGACGCCGATTCGATCGGTGGAGATCAGTCCACAGTTCGCGCAGGCGGTGGTCACTTCAGATCCCACGCAGTTAGGGATTGTTTCGCTAAGTGATGACCTGCCCGGTGCAGTGCGGCGTCAGTTTGCGATGACCGTGGCTGATGGCACCACGCTCACGCTGCCGAACGGCGAGGTCGTCCGCAAAGCCTGCCAGAGCATGAGCACAAGCCAGGCGGAGCTCTTCAGTCAGGCAGTGCGGAACGGGCTGCTGACTGGCGAGTCGATG